TTCCCAAATGGTATTTGCAATATCAATACTAACACCACCAAGAACAATGGGCATAAAGCTGTGTGCAGGAACATCAAAAGCATCTACAACATCTGTATCATTCTCGTAGATTCTTACTTCCTCAACACCTTCAAGATTAATCAATGCCGAGTACAAAGCTTCAAGAATATTAGAGGCGCGTTCAAACTTAGTTTCTCTAAACCTTAAGCGAAGCTCCTCATCTGTTTCGAGATTACGTCCGGGGCTTGCAGACTGGGGGTTTGTAACGCTGTCCCAACCAAGCTGAGGGGTAAGAATAACATTCAAAGTATTAGCTTCAGCATTAACTTCACCCACTACACTGCTCTGAACCTCGCCAAGCTTTTGTACTTTAGTGATTCCAATATTAGGGGTAACAGTAAAAGTTACAGCAGAAAATTCATCAACACGGCTAATTTTAAGGCTTGTTCCTTCAATGCTGCTAACAAGACTTGGATGACTTGCAATAATTACAGAGTTCAATCCAGCGATGATTTCAGCAGCTGTAGCAGATGCATCACTAGTAAAGTTGATTGTGTTAGAGGTAGTGATGGATGTATAAGTTATGCTATAAACTGTGGTGTTAGAGACCGTTACAGGAGTAACCGTAACACCGACAGCTTGAGAAGGAGAAAGCGCTACAGGAGACAGAATTGTCCACTGACTACTGTCAATTGAGCTACCTACAGTGAGACCTGAAGACACCAGAGTACCGTTGTCACCAGATATAATCACTTGTGCTGTGGAATAAGTCTGTTCTTGCCTAGTAATACCACCAAGGGCTACTAGGTTATCTAGCGCAATACCTGTTGCAGAATTAGGATCAAAGGCTTGATAATCAGCTTGTGCTACTTCCCACAAATCTGCTAAACTTGGACTCACAAGCGCTACCAGTCGACCTAGTGCTGAGCTACTAGATGTATCGACCTGATCACCGGGTTCAACTAAATCTTGAAATAAAGAGGTAGCTTCAGCTCGTAAGTCTGAAAGTATCTCTGTCATTCTTTTAATTGTAAAGCCTTGGTCAGAAATACCCGCCATTTTATTTCCTTAATTTAATTAAATAGTGATGGGAGCTGTAATCTGACCATCATTGACTCTCACAGAGAAAGTCATGGAATATTGTCTTTTAACGAATGTGGATGAGAAGGATGTAATTTCCTTGACTCCATTCTCTGATAGGATAGCTGTCTGGAAGATCAGGTCTACGCCATCTTTTGTGGTCTTACGTCCAAGGATACTTTGATAGTATGGAATACCATAAGTAGTATCGAGGAACCACTCACCTTGGAACGTTTTCAATAGGATAAGCAACCTCTGTCTAACTGTATCAATAAGAGGCTGTGTAGTATCAGACTTCAAAAGTGGCCCGTTATGCCAAACAATATCGTGTTGTTCATTGAGTAGAAAATCTATGATACACCTCCTTAATTACTTGGTGGTACTGTGGATGGTGCATGTCTGTGGGTATTGAAAATTACGCCGTTGAACGTAGCTTGACCACCAACCAGAGTATAGTTACCAGTTTGAGCATAATCTCCCTGATGCGTGATGTTCCCAATCCAAGTGGTTGTTGCAACATCTACAATCATTGAGGGTGAGTTGAAGTTAATACTTGAAGCCGCATTAATTGTCACATCACTGCCTTCAACGATGATGGGCATATTGCTGGTTGTAATACCAATACTACCATCAGCACGAATACGAACTTCAGCCTCTGCACCACCAATGTTACCGAAAACCACTGTGTCCTTACTGCTATGAGTAAGTACATGCTTTGCTGGATTGTTTACAGCATTACCCGGAGGTTGAATACCGGGAATGAAGATGGCATCACTTTTATCCATCTTAGAGAAATTAGTAGGGGCGGCTGGTCTACCATTACCACCTTTCCATGCTTCAATACTACGCATAGAGAAAATAGCTGTGCCAGTATCACCTACATTGATAGGAAAAGTAAACCCGGAAGTCTTAGACACTTGAAAAGAGACAGGAACACCTTGAATTACAGGACGTTCTTTGACTGTTCCATCCTTGAACATTTGGTTCACACTTGGTTGAATGTCTACCATCTGAGTATTCAAATCATCTCTGACAGCAACAACAATACAAGGAATACAAGTGTATTTGTTATTGTTCTCTGATTCGATTGCACTCATAACAAATTCTTGTAATTCTGGAACCATGATTTACTTCCTGTCTACTTTCTCTAATGTTGTTGCCTTGATTTCTGTGTACCAGGGATTTGAGCGCCAACTACCAGTATGCCTAATATCCTCGACCTTATACCATCCAGTAATCAATGTATCTTCAAGTCTGATAATATCACCAGCAATAATTGCTGGGTTAAGAAGGATCTTGAATTGAACTCCGGGCTTCTTAACCTTATCCTTCTTAGATCTGCCTTTGTTCAATGTAGTTCTATAAGGAATCTCAACCATACCTGTAAACTCAGAAATTACATAAGCCTGATTAAAGTTCTCAGTATTAGCCCTATCATTATTGTTTACATAAAGAACTTCACCATCAAGTTGCCAGTTTAGGTTATACTTTTCAGCTAACTCATCTAGCATCTCTTTGGGTGTTCCAGACAAAGGATAACCATAGATGATTTGGTTGTTTAGGTTGGTACCATTATAAACACCACGATCAGCACCAATGGCCTTACGTAGTTCTTCAATAGCATCTTGCACATTCTTACCGGGAGGTACAACTTGACTCAGAACCTCATGGTTTAGTTCGGTGTAACCACTGCCCATTTGTATCTGAGTAACACGATCTGTACCAGATTTTCTGGTCGTTACATTATTAACTTGTCCAGAGAAAAGTCTTTTGACACCACCAGTATCTTCATAACCCGCTGAGAATACGGCTGCCGGGAAGTCTGTATCTAAAATCTTTAGTTGGTCATCAGTAAGATTATAAACTTCAATAGAGGCTGAGTTAGTTTTCTTCTTATTGTTAACTGACTTTGAAATGTCAAATGTAACTTGAAGAGCATCAATCTCTAAGGCGTTTGTAGTTTGATAGTTGCCAATAATTAATTTATATTGACGATTCTTTTGAATCAAGTCCATAACTACACCTCATCATAAATATAATACAATGAGTAATACTGATCGATGGATTCAGGATAAACCTTGTATGGTTCAGAGATAATATCAGCCTTCTCTTCCATCCAAAAGAATCCGGTTAAAGGAAATAATGCATAGTCTTTAAATATTGGATAATTTGGAACTAGAGCTTCACCTAAAACAATTGGATTATTGTTTTGATCATACAATGAGAGAGAATAAAGCTGAGTACGTTCGTTGTAGATAAACTCAAGGTTGTAAGACACATCTTGCAGAGCTACGGCATATGTATAATCAGGATCAGAATACAAAGGGAGTGAGATATATTTAGTAGCCATTAATTCTCCCTAGCCTGTCTTAAAGGGTCTGTGTCTTTAGGTCCACTACTGTCACCAACATCTTGTGGTGTGCTGTCTTGTTTACCTTTGTCAGCTTTCGTAGCGCCTTTCTTCTTAAGAGAGTTAACAACATCTTTAGGGATTGTTGTTTTCTTAAGGTTTGCAAACGTAACTTGTTCAAAAGTAATATCACAGTAAAGAGCATAACCGGAGTTGGCATCTTCTTTGAATGTAACGTTAGTGATTACAAGTCTGTTTATAATTCTTCGAATCAAAGCTTTATCAAATTCAAACAAACGTACAAGTTGAATTTGAGGTCTAAATTGTCCAGTATCTGAATTATAAACATCCCCCGTTGCAAGGTTCATCAAAGCTTGTCTAATCTGTTCAATCAGATCAGCACGTCTTGCATCTACAACTACATTAGGTGATGCATCACCTAGGAATTGTCCAATACTGTCTGGAATGAATTTCTGCAAAACACTTTGATCTGTGGAGTTCACTGAGACAGCTGATGGCGCTGGAAAAGTATTTGCGGGTTCGACGCCATTTGTATCCTGAATTAGATACACGCCAGTTGAGATGTCAACCCCAGTAATCACCCCGGATAGTGTGATTACTGGATTATCTCTAATAAAGTGATCTGAAACATTCCCACCATTAGCAATGGGATGTTTAGTTACTTGACCTTTAAAGTTTTGTGTATACGCCGTAATAGCGTCAAAGTAGATGAAACCGCCTAAATCATCTGTAAGGTCTTCACCCCATCTAACGGCTAGCGTCATAAGTGTAACTCCTTACTCTTTAACCGGAAAATTAACGGATGCGTTAGACAGCTCAGCTCTGAACCAATCACCTAAATCTTTAGCTTGAGCTTCTACATTCATATTAGCCAGTGTTACAGGGTCAATATTAATTGAAATATCAAATTGTTGGGCAACTAGGGGTTGGGACTGATTTAATGACTGATCCATAGCCATGTTCTTTTGATTATCGTCATACAGCGCAGGATTCTGGTAGTAAAATGAATTAGGGTCATCATAAACCGCACGTCCTCTTTCTTTAGCTCTACCAAAACCTGCAAACGTATTGTTGACGAAATCTCCAACCAGAGCAGCAGGGCTGGTATACTCTATACCAAAAAGACTAGCTTTTTCTGTGTCGCTATTATTAGTATTCTCAGTTGGTAGGTTGCCGCTTTTCCATCTTTGAAACTCAGCAATAGCATTTAGTATTGCGGCAAGTTCTTTAGTAGTCGCTTGGAGTGTAGGAAGGAAATCACCAAAGAGTTTATTAGGGTTCAGAGATGACATTTGCTCCCAAAGAACTTTAATGTCTTTCCAGTCTTGTACAAGTTGTGATGACTTATCGATACCAAGCCAATCTGCTACAAGACTATCTTTACCTTCAAGAGCCCTTACAAAAGACTGCGGGAAAAGCAGTAAATCATCGGCCCATTTAGTAGCTTCATTGAAGCCTTCAGCAAGACTCCTTACTAGACCATTACTTTCACTTAATCCTGCTGTAAGGGTGCGAAATATACGGGCAAAACCTTCTTCTACGCCTGAATTAGAAGCAAGAATGGCAGTATCACTGACAGCATTCTGGTAACGAGCTTGCTCAGCTTGTGATGCCTGTGCTGCTTTAGTTAGTCCGGGAGCTGCTCGTTGACTCGCAATAGTTGCAGCGACATCAAGAATATTTCCACGCACGGTGCCTTTTTTCATGGCTGCTTCAAGGGCTATAATCGCCGCGCTGCCCTGAAGTTTGCCTCCTGTCTGCTGTTGGTATGCCTGAGCAAAGATATCTTTAGCGCCGGGAAGGCTGTTACCTAATTGCTTAGTAAGCTCTTCAGCTTGAAGCTTATCTTTACCAGCAATCTGAGACAATGCGTTAAATACGAGTTTCTGTCTCGCAGGGCTCAGTTTATTAACTCGACCGTATTCAGCAAAACCTTTAAAAATATTTCTAGACTGTGCTACCGTACCACCAGAACCTAATAGGTTAGAGGTAAGTACGTTAAAATCACTGGACGCATCTAAATAATTAAAGCCTACTCTGTTAGCCTGATTACGTAGCCAGTTGAAAGATTCTTCCCCTTGTTGAGCAGTCCCACCATTAGCCAAGCTAACTGCTTGCGTCTGTAACTGAGCGGCCACAACTTCTTGGTTGCGTTTGTTAAGGGAGCCGAGGCCATAACCACCCAATCCTAGTGCAAGGGCTGGACCATAGAAACGAGATAGTCCCCCACCGATCATACCACCAGTTGCGGCAGCCTTAGTGGCAGTACTAGTACTGCCAGATGTTCTCACAGTAGCTACAGCAGAAGCTTTAGCCATAGCTCCACCAAGAGCCATATTTAATCTTGATTGGTCTACAACAAACCTTTCGATACGAAAGACAGTTGTGGTGCTGGCAATATCTAACGCAGTACCTAACACTCTATTCATTGCAGACTGATTGACACTGAATTTGGAGAGATTGAGATTGAAAAACATCTTCATCTTCTCGCCAGAAGTCTTCATCTTACTTTCAAGAATTCTTAACTGAGAATCAAACCTTGCCATTTCAGACTGAGGGAAGACAATCGAAGTTCCTATCGTATACTTTGCAATCTCCAACAGGAAGCTCCTTATTTCTTAGTCTTAGATTCTGCTAGGGCTTTATCGTTAGCTAGCTTCTTGAGTGTGTCATATACATCTAGTGTTTCTAGCATTTGAAATAACTGCTTGGTACTATATTTTGTACTCATATCAGCAGCTATATCCAATCCACCTTTTTCATGAGTTGCAATTCTATAAATCTCCCATCTTTGGGAATATTTATTTTCAATCTCTGTTTCTACAGGCCCGGATACAGATGGGTTATTTACTATTCGTCTGTACCGGGCGCTTGAAAAACATCAGCGAAGTTATACTTAATCACTTCAGTGTAAAGCTTTTGGACGTGCATATACTTACGGGCAAAAATAATATCAAACCTTTTTGTATCAATAATCTTATTATCTTTAGTTACAGTTGAAGTAATAACCTCTTTCATAACTTTATAATCTTGTTTGCCCTCATCCATGTCTGACTGGTATTTTTGCATAAAAGCAAGACCAAATTCGGCGGGCATTGCTGTGACAACATATTCTTCATCATCAACAGTAAGAGTTTCTTGTGGTAAAACATTTAAAAATTGTGGAGCTGCCATTTATTTTATCTCAGATTGTAGTTAGC